TTAAAGGAGCGCCATCATTAACATCTATAATGTTTTCAAGGATATACTCTTGAACAGCTGGTTTAATTGGCCCATCTAAAGGTCTACCTGTTTTTCTTTCTACAGCACTAATTGTTCCATCAGAAGATACTTCAATATCTACCGAACGACTTCCAGGTACTCTATATCTTCCTGGTTGTTTTTGACGCTTAGTTGTAAATCCTTCTACTTTCTTTTCCTGCTCTTTAGTAGGGGTGTCCTGGGTTTGGCTTTCTTGACCAACTTCGGTAGTCTCTTGGTTGACGTTGCTTTCTCCCACTCCTTGGCCATCTCTGGTTTGTTCTTGTACATCCAAGCTCTTTGTTTCTGACTTTTGAACGGCATCTTCTTTGGTTTTAGTTGTTTCTGTTTCTATACCTAACTTCTGTTTCTGGTCAGTTGTTAAGCCTGCCATTCTTTCAGAATTGTTTACTTCACTACCACTTATCTCTGATGTTTTTTCCATCACATATCCATCACCTGCAAAAACAGATTCCACTTGTTGTTCAGCAGTTATTCTATCTCTAACAATAATATCGTTGTCTGCAAGTTTTGAACTAAAAGCACCTGTGTTATCAATAAGAGTTCCATCTGCACTAAAATTTTTAACTCTTGCACCTGTACCAAGAGATCCATCTAAATATGTTCTTACGGTCACCTCTTGTTTACCACCATCTTCATCGGTTATAGTAAATGTTTCTTCCTTTAAAACAACAAACTCATCTTGAAACCTTTTTGTTTCTGTTTCTGTTTCTGTTTCTGTTTCTATACCTAACTTTTGTTTCTGGTCAGTTGTTAATTGTGCTGTCTTTTTAGGATTGTTTACTTCATTACCAGAAATTTCTGATGTCTTCTCAACAACATCACCATCATATTCAAAACCAGCTCTTACTCGTTCTTCAGCAGTTAATCCTTCTTTGATAATAATATCATTGTCACCAAGTTTTGTTTTTTGTTTGTTAACTTGATTTCCTTCTGCATCAAAAAACACAGATTCAGCTGGACTAAGTGAACCATCTAAGTAAGTTCTTACAGTTATTTCTACTCTGCCACCACCTTCTTCATTTACAGTAAATGTTTCTTTCTTTAAAACAACATCATTATCTTGAAACTTTTTAGTTTCTTCTTCTGCGGCTATTGCGTTTTCAGCTTGCTGATCAGAGTTTTTAAGCTCCTCCATCATGGCTCGTTGCTTATCGTATACTGTTTGACTTGTTGAAGGCCCTGTTTCTCCTTCTAAAGCAAGTTGATCAATAGCGTCTTGACGCGTTACAACTAAGTTTTCGGTGAAAGTGTTACCATCTCTTTCAATATTAACACTCTCACTTAATGCGCCATCATATTTTTCAACCAACGATTTTATTTGTTGATTTATCTGGTCTCTTTTTAGCCTTGTAGTCTCTGATCTTGAATCAGGAAGTTTGCTTTTTTCAATCTCTAATTTAATAAGAGCATCCATATCTGGCCCAACAGGAACATTAGTTGTCTCTGATATTTCTACTTCAAATTGACTCATAGCCTTTAAGTCCGTTACAACTTTCTTAATATCAGAATCATGCTTAATATCAATATTCATCTCTGCAATTTGAGCAGGAGTAGCTGTACCTATCGTTGCTAAAATATAATTTTTAGTAACAAGATCGCCATTTAATTTATATCGAGGAGTTGTATAAACACCTTTTGCTAAAGTTATAGGAGCGTTACCTGCTCCTGCAAATCCCTCAAGACCTATCTGAGCAACATCAAATTTTTGCCCTTCTGTTCCAAGATTAACAAAGTCTAAATTAGTAGCTCCTATTGCGGCTGTCTCACCTAAACTACCTCCAACAATCTCAACACCCATACCAGCTGATATCTCAATACCTTTGTTTACCATAGCTCTGGTTACAGTTCCTTTACCTCCAGCAGCTAACAATTTTTCTGTTCCTTTTGCTAAAGCTTTACCTGTAAGTCCAATGGCTTTTCCAGCTACACCAGCGGTCATAGCGTCAATCATACCTATAGCAAGACCTCTTGCTGCTGCTTTATTTCTAATTCTTTGAAGAGCTTCAGGATCATTTAAAACTTGTCGTATTCCTTCTTGATTAAATTTACCTCCTTTTTTTTCAACCTCTTCTTTCATAAACTCAGTATAAGACATACCAAATTCCAAAGCAGCTCCAGCGCCACCCAAAGCTCCAGCTACACCACCTGCTCCTGCTCCAAATAAAGCTAAAGGCCCACCTATTGATGTTAGTGCCGCACCTGCTCCTGCTCCCACAGCTGCTCCTGCTCCTGATGCCGCAAGAGATCCTGGATTAAGCATAGATGCCATTGCGTCAATAAGTAATTCAGGAGCTATTGAAAGATTCCTTCCAAAGCCAAGCATGAAACCAAGAAAACCACCACCATTTTCATCATAAATTTTCTGAAAGCTTTTCATCTCATCAGAAACATTTACGTTCTCTGATTTCTTAACAGCTGCTATATAATTTTGTAATTCTTCTGGTGAGATATTTTTTCCTTTTGCAAATAAAGCAATAGAATCATCTACAGACTGTCCTTTAGTAAAACCATTACCAACAGCACGATATATATCACCCCAAAAATCAGCACTAAGAACACCAAAAATTGGAGTATCATCAAACGCCCAATCCATTGCCTGACCAAGCCAGCTTTCTTCAAGCCAAGTCTCGTCTTCCTTATCATTTTTTGGCATTCCATCATCACCTAAAATAACAATCTCGTCGTCTACAATTTCATATAATTTCCTTGAATTGGTGGTAGGATCTAATATACCAGGAATCTCTTCCCCTTCAATGTTTGGAGAAACATCAATATTCGTTTCAGGAACATCTACTTCAGGAACATCTACTTCAGGAACATCAACTGTTGTTGGTGAAGAATCCGAAGATCCAGCTCCTTCCACTTGAGGAGTTTGTGTATTTGATTCCGTATTTCCCTCTGGAGAAATAACAGGAGTAACTCCAGTTTCTTCTTTTTTTTTTTGAAGCTCACCAAAGTAAGTCATGTATTCTTCTACTGTAGGAAACGCATCTGGATCAACAGATTCGTACAAAACCTCTAATCCCTCTGAGTCAATTATACCCTGAAGTGTTTCTTTATCCTCTACAGTACCCTGTAATAATGCTAATAAATCGTCTAATAATTCCATAAATACTTATTATTACTGAAGTTTTCTCCATGCTGTGTAATCTGTAAAGCTCTTCCCTGGATTTGAACGCTTCCATATATTAAAGCTGTCAACAGTTTTGCTTTCTCTTCCCTTGTTTACCTTTTTAGTAGCTTCATTAATCGCGTCAACTATTTGGTTTGCAATATTTGTTTTTGTTTCTCCACCACTAATTCTAATAGACGTCTCTTTACCAGCTATTTTTATTTTATAATACTCTTCACCATTAACTGTAACTGTCTCTGTTGTTGGGCTACCAAAACCTTGACTTGCAAGCTCTCTTTTAAGCGTACCACTCATCACTCCAACAATAATATCATCTACAACCGAAATAACTTCAGAGTCCCAATTTCCTTTTGTTGTACCGCCAATTGCTTTTTCTAATTCACCTATAACTGTTTTACCATCAGATACTTCAGTCGTATTGGTTACAATTTTAATAGGAGGTTTTGATACCGATGTTTTTAAATCTCTATTTAAACGAGGGTTAATCGTTATCTTTTGACTTTTAATTAAATCTCTAACTCTTCCTCTACTATAACCCTTCCCTGGAGTTAATATATCAATAGCTGACATGATATCAGTCTCAGTATCAAGAATATTTAATGACTCATCTTCTGGAGTATTTGGATCATTAGGAACACCACTATCACCTATTCTATCTATAATAAGATCATCTTGTCCTCCACCTCTTTTTATAATTATTCTTGTATCTTCAATATCAAAAGATACAATTTTATCTTCTGGCGTTTTTGCTTCAGCGTTTCTGGAGTCAATAAGTCTTTTAAGAATAGCTTTTGATGAAGCAGCATTTGGATTTGTAAACACATCATTTAATTCAGATATATACCCTGCATCCTCAACATCAACTTTATCTGATGTATTAGTAGAAGAAGATTCTTGCTGTCCAGCAAATCCTTTAGTTTTTGTTGTTTTTTGTCCAAATTGAATAAGAATTTTGTCTTCCACAAAACCTTCTGCCGCAGTTTTTTGTCCATCTTTTAATGTAACACTTGGAGGCTGAGAACTGTAATCTGCTTCAATCCATTTAGATAAATCCTTACCTCCTTTATCAACAAACTCTTGCTCTGTTTGAGCAATTATATATCCATCATCACCAAAACTCTCGTTTACTAAAATATTAGCTATAGATAAATTATCAGAAAGTATAGATCCCTTTAAGGTATTTACCATTTTGGTAAAATTAGTCCCTCCTTCTTCTCCTTTTAAAGCGTCTTCCATTTCTCTTGCACCTTCACGAGTAACAACGATATTACCACCAGCTTCAACAGTGTATCCACTAATTGTAGAGGTAATAAAAGCACCAACATTCTTTTTTTCATTAGCAATTAAAGAAGTTAAATCATACTTGGCATTATCATCTTGGTATAACAATAAGTTATTCATGTTGTTAAAACTACCATAACGATCTTTTTGAGTTTCAAAATCAGGCATACTACCATCCTCATTTAATCTTACTAAATAAGAATTACCTGTAGCAGAAGTGAAAGGAACTACGTTATTTAAATTATTAAAAGCTAATGTAGATTCCTTTATAGCTGTCTCCATTCCTGAAGCTATAATTTTGTTTGTTTTTGGATCAAGCTTTTGTCTTTCTTCCGAAACTTTATATTTTTCATTCCAATCTTTAGCTGCAATACCCCAGTTAGCCATGTCGTCTTTAGCTGTTTGAAGTGTAGCCATAAAATCAGCAGGCTTAATCTTACCTTTTTTCATTAGTTTAGACTGCATTAAAAGAGTTTCTTTTAAACCTTTAGCTGCCAATAAAACTGTTTGTCCTAATGTTTGATTTTGAAACGAATCCGCTTTCTCTAACTGAGCAATTACATCGTCTGTATCTGTTTGTATCTTTGCTTTTTTCCCCTCTCTTTCGGTTGCTATAGCATTTACACCAGTGACAATTTTAGATGCCTCTTCTTGAAAATTTAACTGAGATCCTTCACGACCTTGATATATTTCGTAATCAGATACTGATTCTTTTCTTGAAAATTCGTTTGCCATTTTTTATGTTTTATAATCCTGCTGCTTTATCAGCGGCCATTCTATCTAAATACGCTTGTTCAGCTGCAGTTGTTGCTTTTCCACCAAATAAAGGAGCTAATTGAGCTGCTTGACCAGCTGTACTTACAATACCAGAAATTCCTTGAGACATAGCTTGTGCTGAAGCTGCTGCTGATTCTTTAGCCACCTTATCTTGATCTTTTGCGTATCCTAAATCTATTCTTTTTAAATCTTGGTTTATAGCATCTTTAGCATCAGCTTTCATTTTTTCATTAGCCTCTAAATCTTTTTGTAAAGCTAAACGTGTAGTGTTTGTACTTGCATCAGAAGCTTGTTGAACTAAGCCAACACCTGCTGCTAAATTACGACTATCACCTTCTTGTAAGGCCTGTATGTTTTGAGTTTGTGCTTGTAAATTGTTTTGAAACGCAGCATCATATGCCTCGGTTGAAACATTTAAACCAGCGTAGAAGTTCTTTTCAGCTTTAGCTTTTGCTGCCGCCATTGCTTTTTTTGCTGCCGCTTCAGCTTCTTCTGACTTTCGTCCTTGTTTAGCTGACTGACTAAAAGAATTTATCGCTCCTCCTGCTGATGCCGCTACACCAATTACTGCTGCTGTTGTTACTGCCATGTTATAGTTTTTTAATCATTTCAATAGAATATGTAGAAGCTTCTTCATATCCTATTTTTTTATATACATTTATTAATGGTTTGTTTTTAATTAACGCATATACATATTTTTTATTTAAATTCTTAGCTTGTTCAGTTATTGTATTTACCAATAAAGCTAATCCATTTTTTCTGTTTTCACGATCTTTATAATGTATGTTAGATATAATCCAATCACACCAAACTGCTGTAGAGTTAGTTGTGTACATAAACCCTGCGCAAATAGGAATTTCTTGATCATAAACTATATAACCTCCAGTTCCATTTTCTGGAAGAAAATCTTTTGCAGGTGCAGTCCATCTCCAATCATTCCACCAATCAACAAGTATACTGTCGTAATCGCCTGCTTCTAATGGTCGTATATTTAATTTCATTTAATACAAAGATAATAAAATTTTATGGATAACTTTTCATCACACTACTACCGACAGAAAACAGTTCAACTGGATCAGTAGAGTCATTTTCTAAAGTGAATTGTAAGAAATATCCTCTTGCACCATTAGACTCTGCAACCGCATTTTTTATAAACATAATAAACTGTCCAACTGTTGGAACTGTGCTTCCTCCTGAAGAAGCATCTACAGTAATACTTGTACTTATTTTTGCGGTAATTTCTCCTATTAGAAAAGGCTCTGTAGTTGCAACACCAGCCGCTAAAGTAGCTCCGTATGCTGTATCTCCAATATTTAATATTGATCCAATAGGGGTTGCGAAAGCAATTTTAGTTGCGTTGGCTGCTCCACTTACTGCTATACACGCACCAATACCATTAGCGGAACGCATTTGCCAATTTACAGTTCCCTCATTTGTTCTAATATATGAAAACCACTCACCTTCTTTTTCTTGAAAATAAGTTTCCAACATAGATCCTGGATTACCATCAGTTAAATCTGTTAATAAAGAAGTGCAGTTCCAACGAGCCTCATTTGTGTCTACTACTGTAGTATTGGATTCGTAAGATAAAGTTTTAAATAACTTAATAGATAAAGTTGGAGCTGGATTAAACACACTTGTTATAGAAGAAGCTGTAAAAGTTCCGTAATAATTATTTCTTTGAGGATTGGTGTTATGTCTCCATAAATTACCTCCCTTAAAACTATAAAAAAAACTATTCATTCCTATCATGAAATCAGGGAAAAAGGAATAAAAAGAAGGCCACCCACCTTGACCACCGTACTTGGGAAGTGATGAGGAATCTCTATTATATGTTAACGTGTAATTTGGCATAATGTTTTTTTAAAATGTTATATACATGGGGTTGATGAAACAACAACTCCGTTTCGTACTCCAAGTGCGGTTGTTCCTCCTATTATAAAATATTTAATAGTTGCAGAGTCACCTAAGTATGTTGATCCATTAGCATCACTAAAAACAAAGTTACCTACTTCTGGAAGTGTATTACCTCTAACGCTATAAGGAACAGAAGATCCTGTTGCATTTTGAATAAAATAATAAGTTTGTGTAGCGGCAGCACAAGTAGCTGCATTTTCTGGAGTTGAAGCCTGAAAACTCGGTAATGCTATAGGACAATCTACCTCCCAATTAAATGCAGTTCCACATAGTGGTGCAAATATTTTTAAGTTTAAAACCGTTGGCGTTACTGATGTTTTAGGAACAACCATTGTAAAAACAGGAGAAGTTATAGAACTTGAATCTGATGAAAAACCTATAGCTGAAGAAGCAACTGTTACATTTTGAGTTGTTCCTTGATCCACGTATGCACCAGACACTAAAGAAAAATTAGCTGGAGAAGTACCTTGAGTTGGACAAGATCCAGCACTATCGTAAGGACTGTTACTTAATAAGTCTGCATTTTGATTACCTACATATGTAGGAAGTGATGTCCCCTGGTTTCCAATTCCAGCATAGTCAACTTGAGTATTAGATCCATCAACTAACGATACTCCATTGTGGTTATCTGCTGCTGTTAATCTATTATATCCAACACCATTTAATGTAGCAATAATACCATCTGGTATTGATCCACCCATAAAACATCTTATAACCACAGCTCCCAAATCATTTGCTAAATCAATATTAGCATCAAAAACTCCATTTTGATTAGCGATAGACGCAGAAAGTCCTGTTCCGCATGGAACTAAACAAGCGCTGCATGGTTGAGCATTAAGTAGTACGCCATTTAATTGTTGCCTTACTATTAATCCTTGACCATAATAACCATCATTAGCTAAAGTGCTTAATGTAGAGTCTGTGTATAAAGATGTTGCTGACGAAAAATTTACGCCATCGAAACAAAATGTTCCTAATGTTGCCATATTTTATTTATTTAAGGACAAGTTACTAATTCTATTACTAATCCATTTGATGTAACTCTAATATATTTAGTAGCTTCTGATTTATAATAACCTGCTGTTAAAGGCACTGCTTGACTACTGGTACAAATAGAAGAAGAATAAACAAAATCATTTAAACCAGGATATGTTCCTGATCCAGTGTGATAATATGTTTGAGACAATGGTTGATTACATACATCCGAAACCTCTTGACTTGTACTTGCTAAAAAAGCAACACAATTAACAACGCATTCGCAACAAGCATTATCAGCAGAAGTTGCATCGTAACAAAACTGTTGACACGATGTCGTTCTGTAGTCATATATCAAATATAAATATTGATTACTTAAAGGAATTGACAATGCGGTCAATGTAGCTTGATACAACCCTTCAGATGGACTAACAACGCTACTGTTTGGTATAGTGGTTGATGCAGTCAATAAAGACGCTATATCAGTCTGATTGTTTTGATACAAAGTATTGCTTGAAAGATATTTAAAATTATCGTTAGGATAACCCCAATCATAATCGTCAAAATTTATTTTATTAGATCTAAGAGTTAAATCTACTCCATCAAGTGGAAACACCCCTAAAGATCTAATTCCAACTTGAGGATCATAGGTAGACGCTATTAAATGCGAATTACCAAATTGATTCAAATCACTATCTACAGGACTTATATTCGTAGAGTTTTCCCAGAAATATTCATTATGAATATATTTATTAGCATCAACATTTGAGTTCATAACCACCTTCACAACAGTAATATTTACTTGAGTAGGGCAATTATAATCTATAATAAAACTTGATGATGAACCAATAGAATTAACAGTTACAACTGCATTAGTTGGTGTATTTAAAGACTTACTCCAAGAGTATGATCCTGAACCAGTTAAAGTGCCACTTGTAAATGTAGTTCCGTTCCATAATACTGATATTGTAATACTTCCTGAAGTTACATTATAGCCAATTAAAACATCTCCGATTACATTTCCAAAATTTACTGTAGAAGGAAAAGCTGTACCAACTGGTAGACCGCTTCTATTTATAGATGTACCACATGGTATTACTTGAGGGGGAATAGGCACTGGTATTTGATTCATAGCCAACACATACTCATCCATATAAGGATCAAATGCTCCTAATTTTTGATTATTTAAATTGTTATAAAATTCATCTCTAAAAAAAGATCTCATTCCAGAATCGGAAATAACAGTCAAACTTTCTCCTTGACCTCCTTGTGCGTTTCCTGACAGCAATAATACAGCTCCTCTTTTTGAATCTGTAAAGTAAGTATCAAACCCATGAGTTATAAAGCTTTCTGGATTAAAACTAATACCATACTCTTCTATACGAGCTATTTGAGTTCCTAAGACTTGAGGGACAGATGTAACAACACCGCCTCCTGTAGAATCAGACAACAAATTTTTGCTTGCTAAAACATATGATATTTTATCTTCTTGTAAAACTAATATATCAGTTTTTCTTGCGTGCATTTTTTGAATAGGCCCATAAGAAGTTTCTAAATCTTTAAAGTTTACTAAGCCTAAATTAAATTCATTTAAGTTATTTGTTCCACTATTACTACTATAAACTCCACTATAAGTCATTCCCTCAAATCTATCCGTTTCTTTATAGTCTTGATTAGATACAGCTAAAACCCTTTCGCCTAACTGAAAACTCTTAGCTGCTAATTGATCTTTTATCTTATAACTTTCAACACCATTACCAAACGTATAAACATCTGCGAAATCTAACCCAATAACAGCATCTTGTGTAGAAGTTTGGTTTTGATCAAACTCTCCTGTTCCTGACAAGTGATTTCCATTAGCATCAATATCAAACATTTGACTTGCATCATAATATAAATCTGGATTTGCGTCTAATGGTTCTGATTCAAATACCATTAAAGTGTTGGCTCTAAATACAATAATATCAGCCGATATACTTGATTTTCTGTTAGAAGCAAATTGTCTGTTTGCGCCAGGTACACCACTATTTATACCAAAGTATAACGGAGAAAATTGGTCACCTGGAACATCTTGAACAAAACCTAACCTTACTTTAAAATATTCACAAGGAAGGTTTGAGGCAAACCCAAATTCATTTTGAGGTGGAGGTACTGATACATTTACAAATCCTGCATCATAAGAAGCGACTACTTCGTCATCTCCAAAACCATTTACATTACCAGGAGATGCTAATGCTACATTTACATTATCTCCATCATACCATCTTTTTAAATCTAAAAAATCTCTACTTGCCACAAACTGCTGCTCCCATTCCCAAGTATATTCTTTAGCTCCACCTGGAAAACCAGTTGAAGATCTTTGCGCTCTAAATTTTAATTTAATAATTGAACCAGCTGGAACAGTATACTGTGTTGTTCCTGTAATAACTCCATCAGAATCTAATTGAGTAGTAAAACAAGGATACCCTACATTTCTTCCCTCTGGACTACAAGCTTGTCTTATAGAATTTGCTACTTGATCTCCATAATCTATAACAGAATCATCAGGAATCGCAACATTAAAATTTTGATTTTTAACATTCATATATAAACCAGGCAATTGGCTTAATTCTTCAAAGCCAACCTCTCCAGCTATCTTTAAGAAATCCGTACCCTCTGCTGTTATATCTAAAACAGTAATTTTTTCTACCCTTGGTAAAGCTCCATCTACATCTGCTTTTACTATTAACGTCTGTCCCTTTGAAACCTTATTAGCATTATCACCTTCTAATTTAAAGAAAATCATATTGTCACTTGGTCTTACATAATAGAAATTTGTAAATATAGTTTCATATGTTCCTAAACTTGGTTTGACAACAAACTTATATTTGCTTGCCCAATAAGGAGCTATACTACTTAATTGAACTAAAATTGAATTTACACTAACAGAATTAGCAGGTTCAATATATATTGTATTATACTCTGAAACTAATACAGTAGAAGCTCGCGCATATTCATCCATGTAAACAATACCTGTCTCATAATCTCTATTACTGTGTAAACTTGTGGTATCATTATCAGAAGTAAAAGTAACTTCTCCAGAAACAAATCTAAAAAATTCAAAAATATTAGTTGTTATTGGTGCTGCTGGATCAGTAACATCTATGTTTTGATAGTTCATTGCGATTAACTGCAACTCAAGTGTATCAGATCCTGGAACTACAGCAGTTAAAGCAAATCCTTGCTGTGCAGTAGCATCAGTTATACTACTATTAAATTTTACAAAAACACATTCTTCAGCAGGAACAGCTAAAATATTATTAAATAAATCAGTTAAAGAGCTTCCTGTATCCGCTAAAAGTATAGACTTAAATCTACCATCTGTTAATATACCTGTTCCAATTGCGTCTTTAAATTGAGCAGAACTGGCAAAATCATAAACAGAAGAGTAATTTTCTTCTAACGTAATAGATATTGATATAGCAAAATTTGCGTTTTTAAACTCTTCATTAGCAATGTAACAAGTAGTAGTTGTTGTGCCAGTTAATTTAGAGTGTTCAAAACGAAAAGAAAAACCTAATACAGATCCTTGTTTTAACTTAGAAGAAATTTCCGATAAGTTAATAGTCATTTTACTATTATCTATACTTTCAGTTGTTCCAGAAAGAGTATATGAAGCTCCATTTCCAATGCTTGGCTGAGACAAAGTTACAAAGTCTACATTTTTTGAAACATAAGATGTTGAAAAATCTAACGCTATGTTTGATCCTTCAGAACTATTTCTTTTAAAATCATATCCATCAACAAAGTTTCCATAAAGCAATCTATTACTCATTACTGTTTGAGCTTTTGCTGTTCTTGGAACATTGTCGTATTGTCTTAATAATTCATCTCCACCTATTGTGGTATAAATTTTACTATTTGTAAACGAATAAGTTTTAGACGTATCATCGGCCCATCCATAGTCTTCTTTTTTGAATCTTTCTATTACAAAAATAGTGTTTGAAGTTGTTTCTTTGTATAATAAGTCTATTTCTAAAACACGCTTACTACCAGTATTAAAAGTTATAACCGCTCCGTTATATCTATTAACCATACCACCATTTAAATAATTTCTTGGATCAAATGAAAAAGTACTTGCTGCAAAAGCTGGTTTTGTAAATAAAGAAGTAGCGCTATATTGATTATCTTGATATCTATATCTATATGCAAAACAAACAAATCTTTCTTTTAAGTAATTTTCATTACCAGGTAATGTAACAAGTTCAACAGTTGGAACTGGTAAAGTAATATTCCCTCCAACAACATCCTCAAAACCAGGAGGTTTAACTATTACAGATATATCTTCTTCAACAATCTGATCTGTGTTACCAATTGGATTAGGATAATTTCTACCTATATTAATCATTCTTGGAGGATTTATATCGTCTGTAAAAAACAATAATTCTCCATCCACTAAATCAACTGCTGTTATTAAAAACTTAGGATCAAAATTTAATACTTGAGTAGAAACTACGTGATATTGAACAACTTGATTTTGAGTATTAAAAGAAACTATTAAATCAATACCTTCAGCTTTTGAGGAAAAATCTTTGTCATGTATAAACCAATAGATGTTTTCTCTCATCCCATCCTCATAAGCTCCTATACATATTGCTGTTGATGACAACGAGACACCTTCAAATTGAATTGTAGTTAACTGTTCATTACCTCTGGAGTTTTCTACAGCACCTATTTCAGTAGTTTCTGTAGCTCCTAAACGAACATTTAAAGCATCAATATACTCCCCAGGAGGAAGTAATCTTTCATCGATAGATTTATTCATTCTACCTGCGGTAAAATTAGTTGTAACTATTTCTGATTTAGCCATATTATTTTATCCATTTATTCTGACCTCTCAAGTTCATTAAAAGTCTGCCAGGGTGTATATTACTTAATCTAATTTTTGCATTTCGCAATAAAGAAGATCTGTCTTTTCTTGCTCTATTAATAACGTACTCTGAAACACCTACTCTTCCGTTTAAAATAGTATATCTAATGTACGCATAAATGTATTCCTCAAAGAGTTTATTTACGTGAACATCTGTGTCTACTCCATTTTCCATTCCATCCGAAACATATTCTAAAACAATAGAAGATGATGCTATAATATTACTAAAATTAATAACACCTGCTTGTTTGTTTATTGTAAATGTTGGATTAGAATTTGCAGTCTCTGTATTTAAACCAAAACGCGCACCTACAGCGTAATTAAAACACCATACACCATCTATACACCATCCTTCAGAGTTGTTGTAAGGACTACTGGAGTTCAAGTATATACTTGGAGCTGTAGCTGACATTTGATTTAAATTCAACTCTGACTCTTGAGGACTTAATGCATTACCATCTTGATCAAATAATACATTTGATTGATTGTCTTGTAAATATGCAGAAGACCAATTTGTCTGAATGTTTTCTGACAATGGATGTAATATTCCATTTACAAATTGAGAAATACGAACCCAGTTAACATAATCTGGAGGTAATACAAAACGTAATTGATCTGTAATATCTAATTGAAGAATTTTTATCTCCTTCATTGCATCATAATTTAGTTCTTGTATTCCTCTTTTAGCATGAAACAAAACTTGATACCGTTCTAAGTTGTTTATTAATTCATGATTACCTTGATACATCAACATAAAATTATTGACTATATCAGCTAAAGAAAGAAATTGATAAGAACCCCAGTTTGCATCAGTTGGAGCAGCACCTGAATTTTGATAATATGCGAAATCATTTATATATGCCATAATTATTATTGTTGTTGTTGATTATCTGAAACCTCCATATCCTTCCCAAAAGCAACTACATCAGCTTCTCTTATTTCAAGACCTACGTATTGACAAATCTTAGCTATTAACATAGGTTCATCAGAAAGAGGTAATTCAAAGTCTTGATAATCAGCAGATGAAGCGTCAAACAAAGGTTCTCCAGCCAATAAAACAGCATAAGTCCAGTTTGGAGCTAAAGGATATCTAATGTACTGTGATGTAAATCTTCCAGGTGTATTTATCGTAATAGGAAAAGCTTCTGCTACGAGAGCATTTTGAGTGTATGCTGGATAGCTTATATTTGGTTTTGTTAAAACAGAGTTGTTTAACATTGTAATTTTACTTTGTGCTACTCTTTCTGCTTCAACAATATCATTGACGGAATATATATTGTAACTTTTTCCTACATTATCCCAAACTGTTACACCTGCTGTTGCAAAGACTAAAAGATTTGTTGCGTTTACAACTGTAGAAATTACGGTGTTATAAACCGCTCCATTTGTAATTGTAGAAATAATATCCCCAACAGCTACTCCTGCTGTAATAAAATCCGCTGTAGTGTCGTTTACAGCCGTAGCTCCTCCGTTGACAGAAGTTGTAGTTCCAGAAGCCAATACTTTAGTAAACACCAACATCTTATTAATCAAATAATAATCAGAAGGTAGTGTATATAGATTTGGTGCAATACTTACAGCTCCTATAATCCCAGGATTATTTAATAAAGGAATATTTACATAAAAAGTATCTATAACCTCTGCTAATCCTTTTGTAATATCCGCATAACCAGTACCTGAAATTCTTTGATTTTCTTTTACTATTTGATTGTTGTATTGATAAAAATAATCCTCAAACATATCCATTTGAGATTGTTGAGCATATAGATTAAAATCTTGAGGAGATATATATCCATAATTATTTTTATTTGCTATGGCTAATACAGTGTTTCGTACTTCGTTTATTGGCATAATTAATTCTTTTTACAAAGATAGCAAAAAAAAAGAGGTTACTTTTTTTTGTAACCTCTTGATTAATTAAAGTATGATTGTATTGCTGTATTCTTAATTAATGCTGTTATGCATTAAGAATACTTGTCACAGCTTTTGGAAGACTTACCTCATAATAAGGCTTCTGCCAAGATGTAGCTAATGCTACTTCTATATTCTCTAATATAGAGTTGTAAACATCATGAGCTACTTGAGCTGCTGTTGTAATTGTAGTAGTAGTTCCATCAACATAATCGATTGTAACTGTTACTGCCGTAGCTGTTGCTGTAGCAACCGCTTTTACTCCATCAAGACTGATCAATTGACCAGTAATAGGAGCATTCGTAATTTTAAGAAATTTTACCATTTTATAAAAAGTTTTTAATGGGTTAATAAAGTACAAATATA